CCTTGGGGGGAGCCAGTGCAGCAAAGCTCTTGGCCTTGCCTGGTGACATTTTTTCTTTGACAGGCTGGCGTGCGCCGCTGGATTTTTGCAGTCGGTCCAGTAGTTCTTCGTCACCGGGCGCTACAAAATCAGCTAGCTTTTTTGCACCACGAGCCATGCGGTCCATGACACCTGGCTTCTGGCCTATCTTGGCAAAGTCTGGATTCAGCGCCATGGCGTCTTGGCTGTGAGCGCCTTCGTCCACTTCTGTGTTGTCATACTGGTCATACTTTTTACGGGCAGCATCCATCTTTTTCTCACTGGCACCTTCTCTACCTAGTCTTGATAATTCTATCATACCGGGCTGGGTATATTTTTCAATGCCCTTGGCAGCACGACTCATGTCACGTTCGTTCAATTGCTTGTGTGTGACTTCGGGTGTGGCACGGATGCTGTCTAGTTTTTTGTTTAGGTCGTAAAAGAAACTCATTGTATTATCCTCTTGGGTTGGCGCCAGTGGCTGGCTTTGGCTGACGCTTGATCGTGGTCATTGGGCTCTTCACACCCTGTGGCAATTCATTTGTGGTTTTTGCTGGTGGCGTCTTTCCTCCAGCAACAGTAAAGTTACTACGGTAAGCATTTTTCAGGACCACATGATCATATGGATCAGCACCATAGTCCTTCTTTAGCGCACGTTGTTTGGCATCATCTGCAGGATATGTAGAGTCGTCCAGCAGGTCTTTGTTTTGACTATCAATCTTGGCTGTTTCCTCATCCATGCTTTCTTCGTATGGCGTGGTCATCATGACAATTTTGTTGGGATCCAGGCCCAGCAATTGTGCCAGTTGTTTGATCTGTGGTTCAACAGCTGGGTATCGAAACTCCACATCAACCAGACTCATGGGCTGATTTGGAAAGGCCGGAAAGTCCGGCACTACCTTGCGCACTGGTGCAGTTTTTGCGTCAGACATTTTGACAATGTCAAACTGATTGCACTTGGCCTTGAGTTCTTTAAAAAAGCCAGCAGGCACGTCGCCTACCACCTTGATGCGGTAGTTGTATGTGCGTTCGCTTTCGGCTAGATATCTTGCAAATGGTTTTTTCATATTCGGTATCCTGTTGTATATTTATTCTTTTTCAGCAATTTGGTCTTTACCAAGGATGCGATTCAGCAAATCGTTGCGGCTCAGAACCATGCCTTCCGCAGTTTGTGTAGGTGCTAGACCTGACTCCGCAGCCTTAGAATCCAGAACCTGTTGCTGTTGATCCAGTCGCATTTTTTTCATCTGCAGATCAATCATCCGGAGTTTTTTGTCCAGCTTGGCTGTTTTTGCTGTGATGGCATGTCCCAGCATGTTGCTGGCCACTCCAAAGATTTCACTGGCAAAGCGGCTGTCTATCTGCATGCCAAGATCCATGAGATCTTTGTAGCTGCCTTTGGCCATGTCGCTCAGTTCGTCCATTTCAGTGTCTGTGGCATCTAGTCCACGCACTGCCGGGAGGGCATTGTCAATCTTGTCAATGGTGAGATCAAGTTCCGCCAACAATGCTTGATTAACTGCAATGGCAGGAACTTCAGCGTCTATTTCTGCCGCAGATGGTGGGAGATCGAACAACTCCTCTAAACGTTTTGTCATACCCTATTTAGCGGCCCAACACTCAGCTATTATCGTTTGCTGCCCTGATGAAAGATGTCGTTTTCTGTGAGAACTCTAAAAGTCAGCCCTTGTGTTTTGCACCAGGCAGTGGCAGCAGCCCATTTGGCATAGTTGATGGCTACCACAGCACGGTCACGACTGTTCATTTTGCTTTCAATCACACTTTGATTTTTGGGTTTGATTTCAATCAGTTCTGCTCGCATGGTATTTTCCCTGGTGCGATAAGTGATCAAAAAGTCTGGGAAATATCTGTGCATTTTGCCGTCAAGTGGATGGCGGTATGGGATTGCCACACATTCTGAGCCCCATTGCAGCACATTGTCGTTGTTGTCTAGAAACGTCATGAACACCTGTTCCCAGCTGCTGCGCCAGGTTGGGGGTCGATTGCCTACATATTTTTTTGCATTTCTTACTTGAAAAATGCCTTTTGAAAAGTTAGCCATACATGCCTAACCTTTATTGAACTACGTTTCTGGCAGCGTAAAAGTTTGCAGTCACAGGCACACCCACGCCCAACAAGGTAGCACGGTTTCTGATACTGTTTAGATAATAGGCCAAGGTGACATTGAGATTCATGCCTGATACACCTTCAAATGCCTGCAACAAGGTCAGAGCCGGGACACCTGTGTCTTCTGACACCTTGAATAGGCTCACAGTAAAATTGTCTGCTGCCAGTTTTGTGGTCATTGTTGACTTGAAGTAGCTGTTGACCACATCGTATTCTGCCGCAGGAACGTTTACGTCATATTCATAAAATGCATCAAACACTCGTACTGTTTGATCTAGGTTGGTGTTTTCGTAGTTGATACTGGCCATGATTATCTTGTGTTAGTTGGTGTTGGGAAGAACATGCCAGTTGGTCGTCCTTGCACAGATCTGACTGCGCCCGGTATTGATCCTCGGATGGCATTTGTGCCCAGTGCCTTTGCTTCGCTTATAGCTGAGCTGGCAATATTTTTGCCTTTGAATGTGTTGTAGGCTGTGCCGGCTTTTTGTGCTGCCCCAATAAGTCCCAGTACGCCGCCGCTTTGTAAATCTTCCAAGATACCACCTCCTGCATCCAGCAGGCCGCCTTGACCAAACACTGTGGCCCGTGACCCCGGCCGGCTGATTGGGCTCAGAGTTTGATCGTAGTGTGCAGGATCAGCAAAGCCCTGAACATTGGTGTCAGGACGTTGATTGCCCACCGCACCTGAATAGTATTTCACAGTTTCATACGCTATGGTCATGCTGTTTTGCATGACACCGCCACCTTCACTGTAGTTGTATTGGTCGTGACTCCAGTTGGTGATAATAGGATTAATCAACACATACTCAGCTGTCTTGTGTTGGTCCATGCCGTATATTCTGATGTCTTTGAAAAAAGGTGGCTTGCCCGACGCCGAACTACCACCGTCACTGTAGCTTTCGCCCACATATCCCCAGTCATTGACATCACCAATTCTAGTATCGTTGTAGATGTCTCTGTCGTTGTAGCCAAACCCTTTTTGCAAGTTGGCACTTGCGCCCATGCTGCCATTTTGGCTGTTGGGTGCTAGATAGTTTTGGCTGGGATCTTTGTAATAGTAACTGTAGTAGTTGTACCACAGGTTGCGTGAATTATCGCCGCCATCATCGTGAAACGTCACAGTAACAGGATCATAGTTGATCTTGGTCTGTATCACTCGTTTGCGGTTGTACTGATTGAGTGTTTCTGCCGCAACGGTATACTTGGGCAGATCCACAGTCTTCACAAGATAACTGAGACTGGTAATTTGATTCACACCTGCCAGTTGACTCAGTGCAGGTATTTCAGCTGTGTTCAACGTGAAGCTCACGTGAAAAAGAAACTTAAATCTGGGTTTAAGTTCGTATGCGTTGCTAGTAAAGGTTTTGCTTGCGTGAGTGTAATCACGCAAGCTGTCTGCTGCGGTGAATCCCTTGAAGAATTCTTGGCCAAAGGTTGGCATTATTATGCGCCTTGACCAGCACCAGTCACAACATCGCCAAGTGTTCTACCAATTATACCACCAATACCGCTGGTGTCTAGACTGTTGGGTCCAAGTTGTGCAGCGTTGTCATAGGCAATGGTCATGTTGATTGTTACACCTTCGTTGGTGCCATAATTCAATTCGCCGTAGTCAGCACCTTTCAAGTAGCAACCGTACAATTCCCAGGCTTCCAGTACCACAGGGGTAGAAGCTCCGTTGCCACCGTCTAGTATTTCAATCTTGGTCAAGAACTTGTAGTCAATACCCGAAGCAGCACTTGCCATTTCCAAAAAGTCCATTTGCTTTTGCATCTGTTCGCCAATCAACTTGGAAACACTGTTTGATGCATCGTCTCGCACTGAACAGGCAACATCTGCCCATGAGTGGCGGCCCGCCAGTTTCAGAGTTGAGTTGTAGATCGGCAATGCGATTTCTTCGAATGTCAAATTGGGTCTAGCAATGCTGACCACCTGCTTGGTTAATTCTGTTGTGGGCTTTGAAACGCCGAGGTTTTCAAACATCACTCTAAAGCGATATTTGAGTTTGGGCATCAACAGACCCTGTGAGCTGGCGCTTTGATCGCTAGCCAGTGGTACTGTCATTTTATTTAATGATGAAACTGCCATTTGTAATCTCCTATGTGTTTATTTACCTGAAAAGGTGGCTGAAAAATCAGCCACCTGTTTCATTATTATCCGCCGGATCCACCAGCAATTTCGCCAGTGTTCTTGATGCGCAATGGAATGTAAATAAATTCAATTGCCTTGACAGGTTCAATAGCAATATCAACCCACAGTTCGTTTCTGTCAATTCGAGCAGGGGTGTTGTTGCTGTCATCACAAACCACCAGGTAGTCATAGATGGCTCGTTTGGCCACCAGGTCAATCATCAGGCTGTTGCAAGTGTTGGTGACCTCATTGCGTGTGATCTGATCATTTGGCTCAAACAAGTACAGTTTACCAATCTCTTCCAGACGTCCACGCAAGAATGCAACCAAGCGTGCCACATTGATACGATCAAGTGCAGTGGTTGTTACTGTACTGGTCTTGTTACCAAAGTTTGTGATACCAACACCAGGAATAAACGTAATTGGATTGATATTGCGTTCATACAAGATGTCGCGAACACTCTGACTCACGCCAATCTGTTCAAACTCGCCTGTTGCAGCATTGATATAGCCAATTGCACTGGCATTGTCAATCACACCACGGCGTGTGCCAGCTGGCGCAAACCATGGATAGCTGGCAGCATCACTGCGCAGAATTGTGCGAACCATCATGTGACTTGGTGGTTGAACAACTGAATTGCCACCCAGGTCTGTGGTACGGCATGATGGGTAGAACACGCCAGCATAGTTGCTGGTAGCTGAGTTGCCATCTTCTGTGACCAGGCCAAGTCCGTTGTTGTTGGTAGCAAAAGCCACCAGGCTGTTGCCATCAGGTCCAAGTCTCATTGGAGTGTCACCAACCACAAACAAGGTGTTGTTGCGCTCATTGCTGAGTGCAATCATGTTTGGTGTCAGTTCAGGATAAGCAGGTGTTGCAATCAAGTTGAATTGATTTTGTTCTTCACGTGCTGCTGTGCTGGTGTCAATGCCTGCTTTGAGTGCTTGCACAATCAACTGGCGTTGTGCCAGGCGGCCGGCCCACATGCTGCCGTTGGTTTTGTTACCGCTGGCTGTGAGCCAGGTGTTGGTGTTCAACAGATCCCAGTATGTGCCGTTGGTTGGTGCAATACCAGCTGTGGTAGCCAAAATACACACATACACAGCATTGTTGTAGTTTACAAAATCATTGTACACATATGTTGAGGTAGCCGACCACGCATCAATTGCAAACGCAGTAGATGTGGTGTTGAAATAGTTGTTCTGGAAGCTCTTGACATTGTAGCCAGAACGGCGTGTGTTAAACAACAACATACCTTGTGGATACAGTGCAGGATCAGGAGCGTCAACGTCAAGATAGTTGCTGTTCAGCAAACTTGTAATAGTCGGGAAAGGATCTGCTACACAATCTGTTGTACCGTTTGGTGCCCAGCGAGCATCTGCAAACAAGATACCATTTTGTGACACTTGATCGGTGGTGTCAACTTCTACCCATGAATCAGTTCCGCTGACTGATTCCCAACGATACAACTTGGGATAGTTTTCAAGATCGCTGGTGTCAATCCACAAGTCACCGTAGGCCAAGTCTGATTCTGCTGTGTCAGTTTGAGTGGTTGGAGCCGATGCACTTATGATTGGGCCGGCTGCATTACACAGTGTCAGGTCATTGCCACGAACATCATTGGTTACGTTTTGATAACCTTGCCAGATTCCATTGTCCTGAATCATGATATCAGCATCACTCACTGAGCTGTAGTACCATAAACGACCAGTTGCTGGATCTTGATCTGGTGCTGTGGTGCTGGCAGTGTAGGTGAACAGTGGCGTGGTCACAAAGTTACTCAAAGTAAGTCCTGTATCAGGCAGAGTATTTCTTTGTCGTACTTTGGGAGTTTGTAAACTAATTCC